CCGTCAGCGAGAGTCTGCAGAAAGAATGCGGGAAGAAGCTGTTAAGGTTGCTCAGCAATATGCAAGCAAAGCTCAAGAGCAAGAGTCTCTAATAAGTAGAGGCGAAGCAGCATTAGTTGAGCAGATCAGAGAAAGAGCCCACTTAAGATTAGAGCAAGCAAAAGAAGGCTACCGTAAAGCTTATGAAGAAGGCGATACGGATGGAGTAGTAAATACTCAAGAGCAAATGCTTAAAGCTCAATCAGAGTTATCTGAGATTGAAAGGTATAGAAACAACCTAAACAATCAAGCTCAGAACGCTCAGGCTTATCAACAACAAGCGTATCAGCAAGATATTGCAAGAAGAGCTGCTCAAAACGTAGCTGCTCAACAACAAGTTCAGCCACAAGTTACACCAGAAGCAGAGCAATGGGCTCAAAAAAACAACTGGTTTATGGCTGAAGGTTATGAAGATATGACTGCGTTAGCCTATGGGGCACATACGCAAGCTGTTCGATCAGGCATTGATGTAAGATCAAAAGAGTATTTTGATTACATAGATGGCAAAGTAAGATCAGCATTTCCAGATTACGATTGGTCGGATTCAAGCGATACAAATGGCCGTAGCGCGACCGTGACGACTAATCGACCCTCGACGGTGGTGGCACCTTCCGCAAGGAATAATGGTGCTAAACCGCGCAAAGTACGGTTAACGGCCACTCAAGTAGCCCTCGCCAAGCGACTTGGGTTAACAAATGAACAGTATGCCCGACACGCCGAGATGCTCTAAAAGGAGAATGGTAATGGCAACAGAGCGCACCCCTAGAGAAAGCGACACGCGAAAAGAAGAACAGTATCGACCAGATGATAGTTGGTCACCGGCATCTATTTTGCCTGAACCCACGCCTCAAGATGGTTGGACGTTCCGTTGGATTCGGACTAGTATTCTGGGTCAAGCTGACAATACAAATGTTTCTAGATCAATGAGAGAAGGTTGGATTCCTGTAAAGGCAGAAGATCATCCAGAGCTAGAAATTCAGTCAGACTTGAACTCAAGATTTGTAGGCAATGTTGAAGTTGGCGGTTTATTGCTTTGTAAAGCTCCTTCGGAGAAGATCAATGCACGAACCAGACACTTCGAACAGGTCGCATCAAATCAGATGGAGTCTGTTGATAACAACTTCTTGCGTGAAAATGACCCTCGTATGCCGCTTATGAAACCTGAGCGAAATACGAGAACAACATTCGGCAGAAGTTAAACTCGAAAGAGAGGCTTCTAATTAGTAAGGAGGCCAAAAATGGCTATTACTGCAACCCCAATGGGTGCAGAACCTACTGATACTCTTAGTGCTAGCGGCTCTTTTACAGGAAAAGTTCGGCATATTAAGATTGCAAGTGGTTACGGCACCGCTATATTTTACGGCGATTTTGTAAAACTCGTAGCAGCAGGAACTGTAGAAAAAGAAACTACCACTGACGCAGCAGGAACCCCTGCCTTTGTCGGTGTTTTTGTAGGTTGTTCTTACACAGATCCCAACACCAATCAACTAACGTTCTCTCAGTATTTCCCAGCGTCTACTGCCGCTTCGGATATCATGGCGTATGTTGTAGACGATCCCAATGTATTGTTCCGCATGCAAGCGGACGGCTCTTTAGCCCAAACAAATCTTGGGAATAACATTGACGTAGCCTACACGGCTGGCTCAACTAGCATTGGACGTAGCAGAAATGCTGCCGATGCAAGCACCGCAAACACAACAGCAACGCTGCCTTTCCGCGTTATTGATTTTGTTGACGGGCCAGACAGTGCTATAGGCGATGCTTACACGGACATCATTATGAAGTTCAACGTAGGTCATCAGTACGACAATACAACTGGCATTTAAGGAGAATTAAGTAATGGCTATTTCAAGAGCGCAAATGCTTAAAGAACTCCTGCCGGGGCTTAATGCTCTTTTTGGCTTGGAGTACGAAAAATACGAAGATGAACACACTCTCATTTATGAGACTGAAAGTTCTGATCGTTCTTTTGAAGAAGAAGTAAAGCTGTCTGGATTTGCTGCTGCACCAGTCAAAGCTGAAGGCGCTGCCATCAGTTATGATTCTGCACAAGAATCTTTCACGGCTCGCTACAATCATGAAACAATTGCTATGGGCTTTAGTATTACCGAAGAAGCTATGGAAGATAACTTGTATGACTCATTGTCTGCTCGTTATACCAAGGCTCTTGCCCGCGCTATGGCATACACTAAGCAAGTTAAGTCGGTATTCCCTCTTAACAATGGCTTCTCTAATAGTTATCAGTCTGGGGACGGTGTAAACCTGTTCACTGCTTCTGGTGACGGAGTTGCCGGTGGCGATGGTCACCCATTGGTTAGTGGCGGCAAAAACAACAACCGTCCTGTGACGGCTGCTGACCTCAATGAAACGTCTTTGGAAAATGCAATTATTGACATTGCTGCCTTCACCGACGAAAGAGGCTTGTTAATTGCTGCGCGTCCTCGTCGCTTGATTGTACCACCCGCTTTGATGTTTACAGCAGATCGTCTGTTGGAATCTACTCAGCGAGTTGGCACGGCGGACAACGACATTAACGCTATTCGTAACATGGGCGCAATCCCAGAAGGTTACAGCGTTAACCACTATCTGACCGATAGCAATGCTTTCTTTATCATTACGGATATTCCTAATGGTATGAAGCACTTTGAACGGACTCCACTCGAAACTTCTATGGATGGTGACTTCGATACAGGTAACGTGCGCTATAAGGCGCGTGAACGTTACTCCTTCGGGGTTTCTGATCCACTTGGAATTTACGGGTCTCCCGGTTCAAGTTAAACTTAAGGGGGGCATTAGCCCCCTTTTTGTTATATTCTTTCCTGACAGATGTTTCATGTGAAACACTGACAATCCCAAGACAGGAGAAATCACATGGGAACTACTACTTTTTCTGGCCCAATTAAAGCTGGAAACATTAAAGATACTACAGGATCTACTGTAGGTACTGATGTAGCTAACGTTGGGTCTGTTGTTATGGCTCAATCTGCTGTTTTAGATATTATTGGAGCAGATTCTTTAAATCAGCAAGTTGCCGTTATCCCGGCAAACTCTCAGATTGTAGACGTTATCTTGAACGTTACGACAGTAAACAATGACTCCGGTGCTGCTACCGTAGCCGTTGGAACTTCTGCTGACGGAGATGCGTTTGTTGCTGCGACTAGCGTTAAAGCTTTGGCTACTACTCACGGTACTCTTGACACAGAAGCAACTGATGTAGGCTCAACAGACATTTATGTTTACGCCGATTTTGTTGCTGCAACTGAAGACGGAACTACCGGAGCTGCAACAGCTACTGTTCTTTACATCCAAAACAATAACCTTTCTTAATTGTATAGGGGACTACGTCCCCTTTATTGGAGGACATAATGGCTGATGCAGTAGCTACACAAACAATACAAGAAGACGGCAAGTTTGCTATCTTCCGCTTTTCTAATACCTCTGACGGAACGGGTGAGGCGGCTGTTACAAAAATTGATGTATCAGCTCTTAGCCCAGACCCCATGACAGGTAAAGCTTGTTCTGGTGTAAGCATCCAATACATTTGGTACGTCACTGTTGGCATGGGCGTTAAAATTTTATTTGATGCAACTACAGATGTGCTTGCTTGGGAGCTTAATTCCGATTGGGCAGACTCTATAGATTTTACTAGCTTTAGCGGCATTCCTAATACTGCAGGATCAGGTAAAACTGGAGACGTTGCGTTTACCACTGTAGGCGCTGGGTCGGGCGATACTTATAACATTGTCATGCAAGTTAAAAAAAGCTATGGCTAAAGCAAAGAAAAAAGCTGCACCAAAAAAGAAAGCCAAGTCTCGTGTAAATGAGGCTGGCAATTATACAAAACCAGCCTTAAGAAAAAGATTGTTTAGTGAAATAAAATCTGGATCTAAGGGTGGCAAGAGTGGCCAATGGTCGGCAAGAAAAGCTCAAATGCTAGCAAAGCGTTATAAAGATGCTGGCGGAGGCTATCGAGATTAATGGCTCTTAAAAAGTCTCAAAAGTCCCTTAAGAAATGGACAAAGGAAGAATGGGGAACTAAGTCTGGAAAACCCTCAACTCAAGGTAAGAAAGCTACAGGTGAACGGTATCTTCCAAAAAAAGCTAGGAAAGCTTTGACTGATAAAGAGTATGCGGCTACTTCTAAAAAGAAAAGAGCCGATACAAAAAAAGGCAAGCAGCATTCTAAGCAACCAAAGAAGATAGCTAAAAAAACTGCGAGGCATCGTAAATGAGTTTGACTGATGCAGAAAAAAATCGTTTAAAAAAAGCAGGTGTTTCTGGTTTAAATAAGCCAAAAAGAACTCCTAGCCACCCAACAAAAAAGGGTGTTGTAGCGATAAGAGATGATGGCAAAGTTCGAATTATTAGATTTGGTGACCAAAAAATGGGTCACAATTATTCTGCAGAAGCTAGAAAATCATTTAAGGCAAGGCATGCCAAGAATATAAAAAAAGGTAAGACTAGCGCAGCTTACTGGGCGGATAAACTTTTTTGGTCAGGAAAAGGCGGCAGTAAAAAGAGTCCGCCAAAAAACCAAAAACAAAAATTTGGAGGCAAATAATGGGTTTAAAATTATCAGATGTTTCTCCGATAGCATCCCTAATTAAAGGGGAGGGGTTAATAGAGCATGCAGGAATTATTCCATCGCTGCTTACTAGAAGGCAAGATGATAAGCGAGAGGCTAGAGAAAAACTTGCAAAAGAAGCTGAGGATGCAGAGAAATTAAAACTAAAAGCAGCTATAGATGGGGCTGCAAAAATGCGTTCTGGAGGGCGAACCAGATCAAAACCCATTGATGGCGTAGCTATTCGCGGAAAGACTAAAGGTCGATTTGTGTAATGGCTACCAGCGGCACATTTGCATTTAACTTAGATCTTGGAGAGGCTATCGAAGAAGCCTTTGAAAGAGCTGGGTTAGAGCTTCGCAGTGGGTATGATTATAAAACCGCTAGAAGAAGCATTGATTTGCTTATGCTTGAATGGCAAAACCGTGGGCTAAATCTTTGGACTGTTAAGTTTAATACTTTAGCTTTAACCCCCGGAACTAACTCTTACACTTTAGATGGAAAAATATTTGATATTGTTGAGGCTTTTCTTAGAACAGATGCTGGGGACACTCAAAGCCAGTTTGATCAAAGCATGTCTAGGATTTCAATAAGCCAGTATTCTCACTTGTCAAATAAGCTTACTCAATCTAAACCTCTTGAATATTACGTCCAAAGAACGCCAACAGGAATTACTGTAAACCTTTGGCCAACGCCTGATAGTCAAGAAACATATACATTTGGCTACTACTACATGGAGCGGATTGAGGATTCTGGCAAACCTGCAAGCAACAATATGGACATTCCTGCTCGATACCTTCCTTGTTTTGTTGCAGGACTAGCTTACAATTTATCTGTTAAGTATCCAGAGGTTGCTGACAGAGCAGCTCTTCTTAAGGGAGAGTATCAAGAGCAGTGGGATTTAGCTTCTGATGCGGCCAGAGAAAAAGCTTCTCTGTTTATTGCCCCCGGAGGGTATAAGTTTTGAGCTATGCTAGCGGAAAATACGCTTTTGGTTATTGCGACAGGACAGGGTTTAGATACCCCAAAAAAGATCTTGTAGAGCAAATTGTTAACCAAAGACCAACCGGACTGCTTGTTGGTAAAGATGTTGTTGACGAAGATCAACCACAACTCCAGTTAGGCAGGGTTCGTGTTGACGATCCTCAAGCATTAAGAAACCCAAGACCTGATCAATCTTTGCAAGAAAGCAGAGAATTTTTTGCG